CACACAAAGACGCATTTGTGTTAGCCGAGCAAATGGGTGTTCGTTCACAGACTCAGTACAAACAAGAGTATCTTGGTACTCTGTTTACCAGCGATATGCTGTACGGTGTTGCTGAGTTGCGTGACGGCTCTGCTGTTGCTCTCGCAGTTCTCGCCTAAGGCTTTATAAGCTAGTGGCTCTCCTCAGCCTCACAAGGGCTGGGGAGTTTTCTTAAGCAGATAATGTCTGTTTAAGCAAACTAACGGAGATCTAAATGGCTATCTATCGTGGACCCGGAGGTGCAGGTGACGCTACAGCAGACGCTACCAATGCCGCCTCAGTAGCTAACGGCTACGCAACTGCTGCTGCAAACTCTGCAGCTAACGCAGCCACCAGCGCAACTAACGCAGCAACCAGTGCAACTAGCGCATCTAACAGCGCAACTGCTGCAGGAACTAGCGCAACTAATGCAGCCAATAGCGCAACTGCAGCAGCTACTAGCGAAACTAACGCAGCTAACAGCGCAACCGCAGCAGCAGCTTCTGCAAGCGCAGCAGCTACGTCTAGCACTGCTTCAATCAACCTAGCTACCAACTTCTCAGCTACCGCTACCACACTCTCAGCAGGCTCTTCTGCCACTGCTTCGTACAACTCTGGTACTTATGTACTAACCCTTGGGATTCCTACTGGAGCTACAGGAGCCACTGGCTCAACTGGTGCTACTGGCCCAGCCAATACTCTGTCTATTGGCACGGTTACCACAGGTGCTGCAGGCTCTAGTGCTGCTGCCACGATTACTGGTACTGCACCTACTCAAACACTAAACCTAACTATCCCTACAGGTGCAACAGGCGCTACTGGGGCCACTGGAGCTACTGGTGCAACAGGCGCAACAGGTGCTACGGGAGCTACAGGACCAGAGGGACTTAACTGGTTGGGAACTTACGCTGGCGGCACATCCTATGTAATTGATGACGCAGTCAGCTACAACGGTTCTAGTTACATCTGTAAGTTAGCATCTACTGGTAATCTTCCTACTAACACAACATACTGGGATATACTTGCTGAGAAGGGTGCTCCCGGTGCTGGTACTGGTGACGTAGTTGGTCCTTCGTCTGCGGTAGATAGTCGCTTTGCTGCCTTTGACGGTACGTCTGGTAAGTTAATTAAAGATAGTGGATACACGTTTACTAGCTTTGCTAGGTATGCAGACACCACTGCTAACTTTACTGGTACACTGCAGAACTCTGGTAGCAACGTACTTACCGCATCTAACATTGGCTCAACCGTACAAGCCTACGATGCTGACCTGACCACGCTAGGTGCTGGTGGTTCTTCTGCTAGGTCTTTCTTAGGGCTTGCAATTAATACAGATGTACAAGCATACGACAGCAACCTAACATCGTTTGTCAGCACGTTTACTCTACCAACAACGGATGGCACGGCAGACCAAGTGTTAAAAACAAATGGTTCAGGCACTCTTTCTTTTACAACCCCTACCGCTGGCATTACCACGGGTAAGGCAATCGCAATGGCAATCGTTTTTGGAGGTTAAAAAATGGCAGCACCTAATATCGTAAACGTAGCAACAATCACGGGCAAGACTGCCGTGGTTGATTTAAGTTCAACTAGCGCAACTTCGGTTGTCAGCAACGCAGCGTCTAGCAACAAGGTTTTTAAGATCAACTCGCTGATTGTGTCTAACGTAGATGGAACGTCTAACGCTGACATCACAATCAACCTGTACTCTGCTGCTGCACTTGGTGGAACAGCAACTGAAATCTGCAAAACAATAACTGTTCCAGCGGATGCTTCACTTGTTGTAATCGACAAATCTTCTGGCATTTATCTTGAAGAAGATAAATCAATCGGTGCAATTGCTAGCGCAGCTAATGATCTGAAAGTAGTTTGCTCTTACGAGGAGATTTCCTAATGAGCCGCTACCCGGGCAGAATAATTTCTGCTACACCTCCAACAGTTACAACATCTTCTGCCAAGGGTATATGGACATTATTTGAAGCATTGCAATATAAAAGTCAAGGTCTTTGGCCTACCTCTGGTTACACAATTATCCAGACCTTTACGTCATCGACTACTTGGATATGCCCTCCCGGTGTAAGCGAGATTGAGTATCTGGTTGTTGCTGGAGGTGGCGCTGGTTCTTGCGGTGGTGGTGGCGCAGGAGGTTTCCGAACAGGAACAGGTGCATCTGTAACTGCTGGAACGTCTTACACAATTACTGTTGGTGCTGGAGCATCTGCACCCGCTTCTAATGTGAAAGCAAATTCTGGTAGCGCTTCATCAATTGTTGGAGGTTCTGCGTCCCCATTTCAATCGCCCGGATTAAGTTCTGCTGGTGGTGGCGGTGGTGCTGGATTAGGTAGTGTGGCAGCGGCAACTGGCGCAAACGGTGGTTCTGGAGGTGGCGGGGCAAGAGATGGCGGGGATCAGCCCGGAGGTTCTGGAAATACACCATCTGTCTCTCCATCACAAGGAAGTAATGGCGGTTCAGGAAAAGAGGCCGCACCAAATTACGGTTCTGGAGGCGGTGGTGGCGCAAGCGCAGTTGGCGCAAACGGAACAAGCACCACTGGTGGTAACGGGGGCGCTGGTACAGCATCAACCATTTCAGGTTCCTCAACAACTTATGCTGGTGGTGGTGGTGGTTCAACAAGTACCGGAGGAACCGCTGGAACTGGGGGTTCTGGTGGTGGTGGTAATGGTGCAACTGGGGGCGGTACGGCTATAAGCGGAACCGCAAATCTTGGTGGTGGTGGTGGCGCTGCCGAATCAGGCACAAGGGGTGCAGGCGGCTCTGGCATTGTAATTATCAAGTACATAGTAACCCCTGCTACGACTGTTGATGTCGTTCAGCAATTTGAGGCATCTGGCTCGTGGACTTGCCCGACAGGTGTAAGTGAAGTTGAGTACCTTGTTGTCGCTGGTGGTGCTGGGGCATCTACTGCTGGTGGAAGCGGAAACGGCTCTGGCGGTGGTGGAGCCGGTGGCTTTAGAACCGGAACAGGATTGGCTGTAACTGCTGGCACTACTTACACCGTGACGGTTGGCGCTGGTGGCACAGGTACAGCCACTAGAACAGCGACAGGTGGTGCAGGAAGTAACTCTGTATTCTCAACAATTACATCTGCTGGAGGTGGTGGTGGCGCAGGGGATTCTGCTCCGGGTGCTGCTGGAAGTGGTGGCTCTGGTGGTGGCGGTACATCTTCATTCTCTGTCTCTGCAAATCGTACAGGCGGTTCAGGAAACACGCCATCTGTAAGCCCGTCACAAGGAAACAACGGTGGCAATGGTAATGGCGCATCAACTTCTGATGGTGGTGGCGGCGGTGGCGGTGCTAGTGCAGTTGGCGCAAATGGCGCAAACCAAGCAGGCTCAGTTGGAGGTAACGGAGGCAACGGCGGTGCTGGTACAGCATCTTCTATTAGCGGCTCATCCGTAACCTACGCAGGAGGTGGTGGCGGTGGTGCTGCATTTGCAACGACAAATGGTACTGCTGGAACCGGAGGAAGCGGCGGTGGTGGTAACGGGGGTTCTGGTGCAAGCGGTTCTAACGCAACTGCTAACACAGGTGGCGGCGGTGGTGGTGCTGGGTTTGCAAGCCCAAATGCAACAGGCGGCTCTGGTGGTTCAGGCATAGTCCTACTTAAATACGCAGTACCTCTATCTACCGTAGAAACATTTAACTCTACAACCAAGTGGACTGCGCCTGCTGGCGTAACACAGGTGGACTACCTTGTGGTTGCTGGTGGGGGTGGAGGTGGTTTTGATACTGGTGGTGGCGGCGGAGCCGGTGGCTTCCGCACAGGGACAGGTCTAGCAATCACTTCTGGAACAACATACACAATCACGGTCGGTGGTGGCGGTAACGGTGCTACCGGTGGTGGTGCTAGTGGTTCTGCGGGTTCTGACTCTACGTTCAGCAGTATTACATCTACCGGTGGCGGTGGTGGTGCAACTCAGGGAATCAACGCTGGTAACGGCGGCTCTGGTGGTGGCGCAAATCGTTCTACTGCTGGAAACGGAAATACTCCCAGCACTTCACCGTCTCAAGGCAACAATGGCGGGACATCTCCATCACCAAATGCAGGCGCTGGAGGTGGTGGTGCATCTGCGGCTGGAGCAAATTCTCCAAGTAGCACAGTAAACGGTAACGGTGGAAATGGAACGGCATCATCTATCTCTGGTTCTTCTGTCACATACGCTGGAGGTGGTGGCGGCGGCGGTGCAACTACTTCTGGTACAGGTGGTACTGGAGGTGGAGGAAATGGCGCAACTACTACCCCCGGTTCTGTTGGGGGTGCTGGAACCACGAACCTTGGTGGTGGCGGCGGTGGTGGCAGAGGTGATTCTTTGCCAAACCGTAACGGAGGCGCTGGCGGCTCTGGTGTAGTTATCCTTAAATACCTTGCCAAACCTAATTACCAAATCTTCCAAGCATCAGGTTCATGGACTGCACCTACTGGAGTGACTGAGGTCGAGTACCTAGTAGTGGCTGGTGGTGGAGGTGGTGGTACGGGTGGTGGTGGAGCTGGCGGATTCAGAGCTGGAACAGGACTATCCGTGACTTCCGGAACAACATACACCGTGACTGTCGGTGCCGGTGGTGGCGGCGGTACAAATTCTTCTTCAGCCTCAACTAGCGGAAGTTCTTCTGTCTTTTCATCTATTACCTCTGCCGGCGGTGGTCGTGGAGGCAATCAAGGATCAAGCAATTCTAGTACAGGAGCAACCGGAGGTTCTGGTGGTTCAGGTGGTGGAGGAACCGCTTATGGAGGGTCTCAACCCGGCGGCTCTGGAAACACTCCATCGGTATCCCCATCTCAGGGTAGTAATGGTGGCAATGGTTTTGAAGGCCCCTCAGCAAATTCTTCTGGTGGTGGAGGAGGTGGTGCAAGTGCTGTTGCCTCAAATGCAAGTGCCGATACTGGAACCGCAGGCGGTAACGGAACCGCATCTTCAATCAGCGGAGCATCCGTAACATATGCTGGTGGTGGAGGAGGCGGTGCACAAAGTGCTGCGCCAACAGGAACTTATGGTTCTGGCGGTACGGGAGGAGGCGGCAATGCTGGAGGTGGTGGCGGAAGTGCAGGAACAGTTAATACCGGAGGTGGTGGTGGGGGTGGTCGATATAACACTACTTCAGGTGGCGCAGGCGGTTCAGGTATCGTAATTATTCGTTGGTAACTAGGAGAAAGAATGAATCAGGCACAAATTTACAGGTTGTACGGCATCAACACGGCAATGGAGTTACTACGTCCAAACGCTAAGTGGGAAATCTCCAACAGGATTATTACCCGTTGGGATGACCCCAGACCCTGCCCGACATGGGAAGAAATTGATGCCACGATGGAAAAGATTAAAGCCTTTGAGGACTCCATCAATACAGTCTGGTTGCCTGAGAAGTTTGCTGAACTTACGGGTCAGCCCGTAGCGGAGGCTGCGTGATCCATAACTTATTCCCAACGCCGGTTGCGATTTACAAGTTAGACCGTGAACTGACAGAGAAGGAACTGTCTTTCATTAAAGGCCAAGAGACACGGCCCAACATGGGGAACGTAACCTCTACCGACAACACGGTTCTGCGTAATCGTTCCATGACAAAACTGCGGGACTTCATCGAGTCAAGCGTGTCTGAATACTTCAAGGCCGTTCACAGCCCAAAGCATGACGTGAGTCTGCGGGTTACTCAGTCTTGGATTAACTACACAGAGCCGGGGCAGTACCACCACAAACACGCCCACCCTAATTCGTTTGTGTCTGGTGTGTTTTACCCACAGGCAAATCGTGAGACAGATAAAATCTACTTTTATCGTGATGGGTTCCAGCAGATTAAATTTCCTCCAAGCGATTGGAATGTTTGGAACTCTGAGAGTTGGTGGTTTGAGGTAGGAACTGGAGACTTAATCCTATTCCCGTCAAGCCTAACTCACATGGTAGAGACTGTGAAAGGCGAGGACACCCGCATCAGTCTTTCTTTTAACACTTTTCCAGTCGGTTTGGTTGGGGAAGAAATGGACTTAACTGGTCTTAAACTTGAATCTATAAAGGAGTAATCATGGCGCACTTTGCCCAACTTGATAGCAACAACGTAGTGACACAAGTAATTGTTGTCGGTAACAAAGATACCGCTGACGCTAACGGCGTAGAAAAAGAGCACATCGGTGCTGCTTTCTGCGAGCGACTCTTTGGCGGTAACTGGAAGCAGACATCGTACAACGGATCTATCCGCAAGAACTACGCAGGGGTTGGCTACACCTACAATGTCAGCCTTGATGCTTTCGTTCCTCCTAAGCCCTATGCTTCATGGGTCTTGAATAACGACACAGCTCAATGGGGCGCACCTACCCCAATGCCTACCGATGACAAGAAGTATTCATGGGATGAAGCCACGACAAGCTGGGTTGAGATGGCTGAGGCTGTTTAAAAATGCCTAACCACGAGGAAGTAAAGCATATTGCTGATGGTCTATCGATAATGACCGTCATCGGCACATTGGCAGATATACTTCCTGCCGTGGCTGCACTATTTACTATTATCTGGACTGGCTTTCGGATCTATGAAACCCAGACAGTACAGGGCTGGTTAGGTAAGAAATGAGCAGAAAAGTCTCCGCTGTTGATGCCAGAACTAACACTACTAAGGTAACGCTCTTAACAGTGCCTACCAAGAATACTGGTCTGTGGACAACAATGTATGTTATCAGCACCGCAGGTACAGAGACTCCTAAAGTGTTTTGGTATGATGCATCTACTAATACTGAATACTTTGTTATTGGTGGCAAAAACTTAGGTGTAGGTGACTATATTTTATTAGCAGATAAAGAAGTAGTATTACAAGCTGGTGATGAAATTAGAATTCAAAATACAGGAACAAACTCTGTAACTTACATAGCAACTGTAGAGTTTATCCCTGAGACAACAGTTCAATTCCAATTCTAAAGGAGAATAGTATGCCAATGGTAGACGGAAAGAAATACCCTTACACTAAGAAGGGCAAACAAGCAGCAGCTTCGGCTAAGATCAGCAAACTCCGTAAAGAAGGAATGCCACAGAAGCAGGCAGTAGCTGTTGGTTTATCGATGGCTGGTATGTCTAAGAAGAAAGCTAAGAAAGGCTCTTCTCGTGGTTACTAAGCCCGGACTCTATGCCAATATCAATGCAAAGCGTAAGCGGATAGCTGAGGGATCTGGTGAGAAAATGCGTAAGGTCGGCTCTAAAGGCGCACCCACTGCTAAGGCATTCAAACAAGCTAAGAAGACTGCGAAGAAATAATGGTAAAGAAGGTATATCAGAACCCAGAAGGTGGCTTAAACGCCAAAGGTAGAGCATACTTCAAGAACAAGGAAGGTGCTAACCTGAAGCCTCCAGTGTCCTCTAAAGAGGCTGCTAAGTCTCCTAAGAAGGCTGCTCGTAGGAAGTCTTTCTGTGCTCGTATGAGCGGTGTACCGGGGCCTATGAAAGACGAGAAGGGCAGACCTACTCGCAAGGCGTTAGCACTAAGGAAATGGGATTGCTAAATGGCTAGGAAAACTTACTTACAACTTGTTAACGATGTACTGATCCGCTTGCGTGAGCCAGAGGTTACATCAGTTACTGACACTGCCTACTCAAAGCTTATTGGTAAGTACATCCAAGATGCCCAGAGACAGGTAGAGGATGCTTATAACTGGAATGCTCTGACTAACACGCTTACCATGAACACTGTCGCTAACCTCTTTAACGGTGTGTTAGTAGGTTCTGGTACACGGTTCAGGGTACTAAGTATTATTAATGACACCAGTGACTGGTTCTTGACCTATAAGTCTAGCACTGAGATGGATGATTTATTCTTAAACCAGTCTACTCAGGTAGGCCCTCCTCTGTACTATAACTTTAACGGTGTAGATCCTGCTGGAGATACTCAGGTAGACTTGTATCCTATTCCAAATGGTGTATATGTTATTCGCTTTAACATCATTCAGCCTCAAGACCCGTTACAGTTTGATGCGGATGAGATCTTAGTTCCTGCTGAGCCTGTTATCTTCTTGGCCTACGCTAAGGCTCTTGCAGAGCGTGGAGAAGACGGTGGTATGTCTAGCTCAGAAGCTTATTCACTATACCAGACTTCTCTGGCAGACCATATCTCGACAGAAGGCAATCGTTATCCTGACGAACTTAACTGGAATGCAGCCTAATGGCACAACAACAACAAGCAGCTTCGATAGCAGCGCCGGGGTTCTTTGGGCTAAACCTCCAAGAATCTAGTATCTCTCTGTCTAGTGGGTTTGCACTAGAGGCTTATAACTGCATTATCGACAGGTATGGTAGGATTGGTGCTCGTAGAGGCTGGACTCCTGTTAATGCTGTTAACTCAGACTTAGGTTCTAACAATGTAGAGTTTATGTTTGAGGTAGTATCTGCTGGCTCTACTACCCTGATCAGTGCTGGTAACAATAGACTATTTACTGGCACTACCACACTCACTGCTAAGACAATCAGAACTGCTGACAACAGCGGTAACGTGTCTTATACTATTACTGGTAACCATTGGCAAGCTGCTGCTTTGCCCTTTGATGACGGTCCTGATGCTAAGGTACACGCCTATCTAGTACAGGCCGCTCACCCCGCTCTGATCTATCATGAGCTACCTACTTCTGGTGGAAGTCCTCATGCCCACAATAGCGGTACTTTTGGGTTTGTACAGCTAGGCGATGCTGGTACACTACCAACAGGATATACTACTTCAGACTTTAAACCTAACTGCGCCTTAGCTGCCTATGGTAGGATTTGGATGGCAGACATTGTAGGCGATAGACAGACTGTATACTTCAGTAGATTACTGGACGGATCAAATTTCTCTGGTGGTGACTCAGGCTCCTTGTCAATCAATGCTGTGTTCCCAAACAATGACCAGATCATAGGCTTAGCTGCTCATAACGGATTTTTGATTATCTTTGGTAGAAACAACATAGCTATCTATGGTAGTCCTATCGATGTTACCCAGCTATACCTAGCAGACTTCATCCCTAACGTGGGTTGTATCGCTAGAGACTCTATCCAGAATACTGGTACAGATATTATCTTCTTGTCTGACTCTGGGGTTCGTAGCCTTCAGCGGGTTATCCAAGAGAAGTCCTTACCTATGCGGGATATCTCCAAGAATGTACGAGATGACTTGATTGATAATGTTAACTCTGAGACAGCCATCCAGATCAAGTCTATCTATTATGACAGGGATGCCTTCTACTTGTTGGCTCTGCCTACTACTAAGTGGGTGTACTGCTTTGACATGAGAGCACCACTGCAGGATGGGTCAGCTAGGGCTACTATCTGGACCAACATAGAGCCTAAAGCGTTCTGTGTCACTGCGGCTAAGGACTTACTAATAGGCAAGGCTGGCTATGTAGGCAAGTACTTTGGACACTTGGACAATACGACTACCTATCGGTTTAAGTACTTTACTAACTACTTTGACTTTGATACCCCTACCAAGGAAAAGATCCTAAAGCAAATAGGAATGGTTCTCATTGGTGGTTCTAGCCAAGAGATAGCCATCAAGTGGGGCTTTGATTATAACGAAAATTACTCTGCTGTTACGAAAAGACTTGACACGGCGGTAGCTTACGAGTATAATATAGGTGAATATAATATTGCTGAGTACTCTGACGGAATTGTACTGGACAAGTTCAAGTCCCATGTAGGCGGTAAGGGACCAATTATGCAGGTAGGTTTAGAGGCTGAGATCAACGGTAATCCTTTGTCCATTCAGCGGATTGACATATATATTAAACAAGGAAAAACAGTATGAGTAATTATATCAAGGCTACAAACTTTACCGCCAAGGATGCGCTTCCTAGTGGCAACTCAGGTAAGATTATTAAAGGTACTGAGATCGATGTCGAGTTAACGGCTATAGCCTCTGCCATCACTTCTAAGGCAGACACGGCTGGTCCTACATTCACAGGAAGCCCTTCAGCGCCTACGGCTAATGCTGGTACAAACACTACTCAGATAGCTACTACAGCCTTTGTCACTACTGCGATAACCTCTGCCTTCCCTAGTGGCGGTATTATTCTATGGTCTGGTTCTGTAGCTACTATTCCTACTGGCTGGGTTCTCTGTAACGGATCTAACTCTACTCCAGACCTTCGTGATAAGTTTATTGTTGGTGCTGGTAATAGCTATGCAGTAGCCGATACTGGTGGTTCTGCTAATGCTATTACTGTAGCCCACACGCACACTGTATCTGTGTCAGGAACTACAAACACGGATGGTTTACACTTCCACAACTATCCTAAAGGTGGTGCGTCTTCTGGTCCTCGTGAGGCCGTATCTATTGATACCAGTCAGAATAGTGCTTTTACTAACTCGACAAACTTAACAGATAGTAGAGGTACTGACGAGAAGGGTTCTCACTCACACACTGTGTCTGCTTCAGGAACCACAGCCTCTACAGGCTCTTCAGCTACAGGCGCTAACCTGCCACCGTACTATGCTCTTTGCTATATTATGAAGACCTGATGAAAGTACCAGTAATACAGAACAAACAGTTTGTGTTGTACTTAGAAGATTTAGATGGTAATTTATTTATACACTGCGATATATTATCAAAGTGGTCTAAAGAAGTAAAACAAAATTTAAAGAATTGGTTTACTAGATTAACAAAAGAGTGTGGTAAAGAGTTGTATGCTCTTCACACTCCAGAAGATAAGAAACATGAGAAATTCTTAAGGATGTTTGATTTTTCTTATCTATATTCAACAACAGGAACTGACGGAAATAAGTATGATATTTACATCTGGAGATAAACATGGGTATTGAAGCAGCACTTATTGGAGCAGGCGCTGGACTGATCGGGTCCTCGATGGCAGGTAGATCTGCTCAAAAAGCAGCACAGACATCTGCTAATGCTCAACTACAAGCAGCCCAAATAGCTGCTGAAGAGCAGAGGTTCAGACCAGTAGGAATGTCTACTAGGTTTGGTACTTCTACCTTTGGGTTTGGTCCTGAAGGAAGATTAGAGAGTGCAGGTTACGCAGCATCTCCAGAGATACAAGCACTACAAGATAGGTTATCTGCTCTATACGGCACAAGCTTAGGACAAGCTGAACAGGCTCAGCTTACTGGTGCTCCTTTAGGCACTGCTGGTCAGGGCCTCTTTGGACTAGGTGCTCAGTATCTAGCACAATCCCCAGAGCAAGCTCGACAGAAATATATAGCAGAACAGCAAGCACTTCTTGATCCTATTCGTCAACAAGAAGAACAGAGATTAGCCTCGTCTGTCTTTGGTCGTGGTCGTGCTGGTCTTAACATCGGTACTCAAGGACAACCTGAGTTGGCTGCATTAGCTGGCGCAAGACGCACACAAGACTTACAACTAGCTGCGGCGGCTGATCAAGCTGCTCAACAACGTATTGGCTTCGGTGCTGGTTTGTTTGGTACAGGTGCTGGTCTCTTCGGAACTCAGTACGGATTACAGACTCAGGCATTGGCTCCATTCCAGCAACAGTTTGGAGTATCTCAGTTGCTTGAGCAAGCTGCACTACAGCCTCTTGATATCGGTGCTCAACTTGGTGGTCGTACTGCTACTGCTGGTGCTAATGTTGGTCAATCGTTGTTAACAGGCGGCTTAGGCGCTGCACAGACTCAGCTACAGGGTTCATTAGTTGGTCCGTCATTGATGGCACAGAATATTTCTGGCTTTGGGCAGAACTACTTACAACAGAGGCAACAGCAACAGTTATTTGATCGATTATATGGAACAGGCGGAGGCAGAACAGGGCTTCCATACACAGGAACTAGCGGAAGTGGTTTTGCTTACAATCCTGATATAGATACTGCGGGTGGTTACTACGGAACTCCTTCGCCTTAATAAAGGAAAATAATATGGCAATTCAATCTTTATTTGGACCTTCGCCTGAAGAGGTTATGCTTGCTAGGCAGCAACAAGCACAGCAACAACTAGCTGCTCGTAATCAAATGATTGCACAGCAAGGTAGTCAATTTGGTGTGTTTGCTCCTTTATACCAAGCAGGCTTAAGGTTTGGTGATGTAGCATCTCAAGCTGCTGTGCAGGGTTTGTTTCCTCAGCAATCAGACCCTATGCTTAGGAAGGCTACTGATATCCAAAGTATTCTAACTCAGTATCAAGGACAAGACTTAACAGACGCTGCTGTTTTAAAGAAGATTTCATCTGATTTAGCTAGTAAAGGATATGCTAAAGAATCTTTAATGACTGCTCAAGAAGCTGCTAGATACGCTAAAGAATCTGCTATTGAAAAGAGAGCCGCAGCTAGTGATATTCGTGCAGAGGAAAATTTAAGATTACAACAAGAAGCAGCTCTTGATGCTCGATATAAGAACAATCCAGAGTTAATGATTGAAGATGCTCGTAAGCTACCTGACGATGATCCTAGAAAGCAAACTTTAATTAATCGTTATTATGAAATTAAAGGCGATAAGATTACAGCAGAGCAAAGAGCAAAAGCAGAACTTGCTCAAATACAGGCTAATACAGCTAGACTTAACGCACAGGCTGCTAAAGAAAGTAAACTATTATCCTTAACACCTGCTCAAAAAGCAGTAGATTCTAAGTTTGCTGTTGAGTATAATTCGTTTGTTACCGCTGGCGGGGCTTCTACTGTAAATAAAATTTTAGAAGATTTAGATAAGGTTGAAACAGAGTTAGCTTCTGGTAAGAACATCACAGGTCGTTTAGTTGGTGTTGCTGATACAACAGGAACACTTGCTTATGTTAATCCAGCAGCGCAACGAGTAAAAGACTTAGCTGGCGGTGTTATTCAGAGTAACTTACGTTCTATTCTTGGTGGTCAGTTTGCCCAGAAAGAAGGTGCTGAACTGCTTGCACGGGCTTATAACCCAGCAGCCTCTCAAGAAGATAACCTATCCCGTATCCGTGAACTTAAAAAGCAAATTAAAGCCTCATTAGCTGCTAAAGTAGAAGCATCTCGTTTCTACGAAGAAAACGGTACTCTTTCTGGATACAAAGGAACTAAGTTTGTTCTAGAATCTCCTCGTGAAACCCCCAAAGAAACAGGAACTGGTGGTCAAACTGGTGATTGGAAAATACTTCCTTAAGGACTAATATGGCTGAATATAAAGTACAAGCTCCAGATGGTTCTGTAATTAGATTAGAAGGCCCTGCAGGAGCTTCACAAGAAGAAGTATTAGCACAAGCAAAGCGGTTATACGCTCAAAGAGCAAAGCCTGACTTTACAGCACCAACAACTGAGACATATGATGCTTCGGCTGAAGCTATGGCTTCTGGTGTGCCTTACACAGGTGTTTCTTCAGCAGGAGATGCATCAGTAAGTGGTTTCTTGCGCGGGGCGGTATACGATCCTATTGCTGCTGTACGGCAGTTAGTGTCTGATGAGCAGCGCAAGAACGTAGCTAAAGAAGAGGCTTTATATCAAGAAGCCCGTAGGCAGAGAGGCGACACTGGGTTTGAAGGTAGTCGGCTTTTAGGCGGCATAGTCAGTCCTGTCAATGTAATAGCTCCTATTCGTGCTGCACAGTTAGTAACTAGGGGCGGTCGTTTGGGACAAGTAGCTACTGCAGGTGCTGTCTCTGGAGCACTACAGCCAACATTTGATATTAAAGACGCAGGAGATACTGCTGAGTTTATCGAGTCTAAGATTGAACAGGTAGGTTTAGGAGCCGTAACGGGTGTCCTAGCTGATCTTGGGCTTACTGCAGGCGGTAAAGTAATTAACTTTGCAAAGGATTTAAGGAAGCCATTAACAGAATCTGGACGGAAAGAAGCTTTACAGGATATTTTAACTAAGCTTTCTGGGGACGATGTAGAGAAGGTTGTTGATGCAGTTCGTAATGTACGTCCTCTTGTTCCGGGTTCTATGCCTACTGTTGGAGAAGCTATTGCAGATATTCCCGGCGCAACTGCTTTGGCAGCGCAGCAACGAAGGCTGGCTGGTGACAGCGAAGGCGGCGGTTCTGCCTTATTTGCTACTCGTGAAGCAGAACAAGAAGCTGCTAGATTAGCTGCTATACGAGCAATAGGGCAAGATGAGGCTGCTTTAGCCGCTATGCAGGCAGAAAGAACTGCTGTTACTGGTCCGCTGCGGGAAGAAGCTCTAGCACAGGCTAACATTGCTGGTACTACTGTTGGTCCTCGCCTAGAAGCTGAGTTAGCTTCTCGTCAAGCTAGTATGATTGATGCCTTACAACAGCAGGGACAACTACAGACTTTAGCAGCGCAGCAGGCAGGGATTGCTCAACAGCCGTTTGCTCCTATGGCTGCTGCTGGTATTCCTGCTATCTCTGGTCGATATAGTGTAGCTGCTACAACTGCTGCTGAAGCCATAGATGCTGCCAAGTTAACTGGTAACATTTTAGCTCAAAGGCAAGCAGAGGTAGCTCTTCGTAAAACACAGATTCAAAGCCTTGCAGATGAGGGTTTCTATGCATTAAAAGTAGATCCTGTAGTGCAAAGGATTGACCAGATACTAAGAAGCCCTGGAGATATGGCATCTGACGTAACACAAGATGTTCTGTCCTCATTAAGAGCTAAATTAGACCCAGCTTTGAGACCTGACCTAGTTAGTCCTAATGGTGTTATTGATTCTCGTAATCTGTATACAATCCGTAAAGAGATTGCAGATGATATCAATCAATTTGCAAAGGTTCGTCAAACTTCAGATAAAAGAAACTTAGCTAGACTAGAGACTGGCTTAAAGAGTGTCATTGACGATGCTATTGAGAAAGCTGGTGGAGTTAGTTGGAAGAATTACTTAAGTCAGTATTCTGAGTATTCTAAAAAGATTAATGTTATGAAGATTGGTCAATTCTTAGAAAGTAAACTTCAAACAGCTATTGGAGATAAAGAGCGTGTTGGGGCTTTTGCTCAAGCTGTTCAAGACGCTCCTACTACTATTCAAAGAGCTACTGGCGGGCCTCGTTATGAACAGCTTTCAGATGTGTTGACAAATAAGCAAGTAGGGGCAATTAATGCAGTCTATGCTGATCTACAACGAGCCAGCAAAGCAGGAAACTTAGCCCGGAAAGCCAGAGCTGCTGGTTTAACAGAAGGTGAGTTTGTAACTCCTCCTACTGTATTTAATCAGACTATGACTATAGTTAATAAAATGTTCTCCAAGATTAAAGGAAACGCCTTAACTAAGATTGACGCAGAAATGGCACAACTCTTAGCAAACCCTCAGCAGTTTGTAACATTTATGGAATCTATTCCCAAGGAAAGAGCGCAAGGGATTATGGGTGTAATTTTCCCAAGATTATCTCCTGAGTCAAGACTGTTGATGAGAAATATCTTAGCAACTGAAGCTTTAGTCGAAGCAGAAACTTTACCTTAATATGAGTGAACCAGTAACACAAGCTGCCAAGGCTGCTGTCTCTGGCATTAGAGAAGCTTTAGCCGTTGGTAAGGAGATAGAGGCTGTTACTAAGGACATTCAAGACCTTGGTAAGTCTGAGATCCAAGCTAGAGATGCCTACCGCCGTAAGCAGAAGAAGAGACCATCAGATACTTCTGTCTTCTCTGCTGTCGAGGAGTGGCGAGGAGTATACGAAATCAAGAAGCTACAAGACGAATTAAAGCAGGACATAATCGAGAAGCATGGTCAGGCTGCTTGGGCTGAGGTAGAGGTTATCCAGCAGAGAATCCTTAAGGACAACAAGGATTTAACTGATGAGTTTGGTAGAGATATAAAGAAGCTTGCACTGCTCAAGTGGTACTGTTTCATGGCTGCTTTCATCCTAGTTAGTTTTGCCTACGTCATGGGCTATAAGCCTTAAGGAGTTCCTATGTTATCCCTTCTTTCCTCAGCAGTTGGTTTCCTAGCCTCTGGTTTACCACAGGTTCTTAGCTTCTTCCAAGACAAGGCTGACAAGGCTCAGGAGATAAAGCTTGCACAGATGCAGACTGAGCGTGAACTAGCCCTTGCAGAGAGGGGCTTCTTAGCCCAGCAGAAGGTCGAGGAGATCAGGACAGACCAGATTGCGCTGCAGACCGATGCAGACCGCCAGAGCGCCGCTTTAGACCACGACAAGGCTATCATGGCTCGTGCGTCATCGTGGGTGGTTAACTTAAATGGCATCGTAAGGCCAGCAGTTACCTTTATCTTTGTCCTAGAGTTAGTGATGATTAACATAGCACTGACTTACTTCCTGCTGCGTGGTGGACTAGGTAGCATGGACGTAGATCAGTTTATTGCAGCCACTGATGTCATCTTCTCTGAGGATGAGATGGCCTTACTGTCTGGAATCATTGCCTTCTGGTTTGGTTCTCGTCAGTGGGGCAAGAAGTGAAAGTAAGCAGTGCCTGTATAGAAGGGATTAAGAAAGATGAAGGAGTACGATTTCGTCCCTACCGCTGTCCTGCTCTACTGTGGACTGTTGGCGTTGGGCACGTTATTGATCCTCATCATATAAGGACACCATTCAATGAACGCAAAGGACTTAGTATCCCTGATGGGTGGGATAGAGTTTTGTCAATGGCTGAAGTGGATAGAATCCTCGCAGAAGACTTGGCTACATTCGAGCGAGGTGTTCTTAG